GTTTGGAGTACAGTTTACACCCATTGGATTTTTCTTGAACTTCTTGTTTATTGATTTCTTAATCTATCTACAGTACAAACGAATTACTTGAGTTTACGTACAAGTTGAATACTTTTTCGCTTGATACGTTTTTCAGTTATATCGTTTAAACGTACCATAGGTCCAAATAATAGTTCAACATCTTTTGTAGCAAAAGTTTTAATAAGATTTCTAAAAGGAACCATATCCGACTTCATGAAAATATTAATTGGTATTTTTCTATTTGATTCCCACCACCAACTATCTCCGCATTCTAGTAAACGTAATTTTTGCCCATCATCTGTACAACTTGAATAATCATACATGCTAGTAACATTAGAATCTTGGTTAATTACGATGCCCACGTACTCAGTATCTCCGTGCTTAATACAACTTAAAAACGGAAATTTCTCTTGTAAATCTTCTTGTAATGTTGTCATAGTTTTCCAATAAATACTTGTATAGGATGAACTCATATGCATAAGTTACCCATATATATTTATGAAACCGGTTATACCTTGTTCAGTGATTTGGACGGGGCCGTAAAACAAGGATATACGCCAATGTACCAGAAAGATATTCAGGTGGTTAAAGGTGTCACTAACACCATTAAATTCACCGTTAAAAACCAAGATCAGAAACCGTTAGATATAAACGGCGAAACATTAACCTTTAACTTAGTGAACAAAGAAACAGGTGCCGTGCACCTACAAAAACCGTGTACAACACTAGATGATGGTAGCACAGTTGCTACAAAGGGCGTTGCTACACTTACACTAAGCGAAAGCGATACAGCAAGTTTAGTAAGCAAATTTTATAAGTTTTCAGTTACAAGAACAATTGGCGGTTCTGGTAATCACGTAACTTATGCTAACACATACTATGAAGTTGCTGGTACATTAGAATTAGTTGATCACGTTTATCCTGCATTTACAGATAGTGTAGAACTTGCAAACACAGATTTTGTAAGACCAACAACTACTAACTTTTATAGACCTGGCGGACAGATTACAGAATACTTTAGCAGTCTAGTAGATGCACAGGCTGAATACAAGCGTAATGGTGCTTTGCATACTTTTACATATTATCCAAATACATATACAGGCGATTTAACTATTCAAGGAACACTAGACAGCCAAGTTACAGCAGATACAAGTTGGGTTGATTTACAAACTATCAGTATTACTAGCAGTGATACAATAGGATATCATAACGAATCTGGAGTGTTCAATTACTTTAGATTGAAGCATTTACCTGATAATTCGAACACCGGAACACTTGACAAAGTACTAGTTAGAAGTTAAACTAGTATTATGAATTCGATACAATCTAGCATCACGACTGCCTTGCCTTCAAAAAGAAAGCAAACTCCTAGTGGGTGGATTTCTTTTGATGCTCCCTGCTGTGTTCATAATGGCGAAGGAGCAGACAAGCGTAAGCGTGGTGGAATGATGTTTAATGGCGACGGTACAGTGAGTTATCACTGTTTCAACTGTGGCTATACAGCATCATTTATTCCAGGCAGGAACTTGTCCTACAAGATGCGTAAACTGCTTGGATGGTTTGGAATGCCCAATTCAGAAATAACCAAAGTTGCTTTGGAGGCACTGCGAATTAAAGAGGAGTCCGTCATAGATGGAAACGAATCTCATATACAGTTGCCTGTTTTTGAAACTAGAGAACTGCCAGTCGGCGCACGATCCTTTCAGGAGTTGCATGACTGGAAAGCACTTGAACCAAGTGGATTGGATCCGGAATTCATTAGAGCCGTCGAATATGTAGTTTATGATCGTGGCCTTGACTTAGAGGACTATGACTTTATGTGGACTCCAGAAGGATCATATAAAACAAGGCTGATAGTTCCTTTTTATTATCAAGGGGACATAGTCGGATACACTGCTCGTAAACTAGGCGACGGCTCACCTAAATACATCACAGACAGTCAACCAGGATATGTTTTTAATTTAGACGGTCAAGGTTGGGACAGACAGTTTGTAATTGTTACAGAAGGACCATTTGATGCTATCAGCGTAGGTGGTGTAGCAGTATTGCGTAATGAAGTAAACGATCAACAGGCAATGCTTATAAACAGTCTACAGCGTGAAGTTGTGGTTGTTCCAGATACAGATCAAAGTGGAGAACAATTGGTTACTGATGCTATTAAATATGGATGGAGTGTTAGTTTTCCAGAATGGCCAGATGCAGACATTAAGGATGTTGCAGATGCTGTAAAACGATACGGAAAAATATATACACTACAAAAGATAGTGCAGTCTAAAACAACAGGACTTAAAATACAACTATTGGCGAAAACTTACTTTGCAGAATAAACAAAAAGGCAGTATAATATAAACTATGCAAGACTTTAATCAAGACATACAAAAACTATTTTTAGAAATGTTTCTAGCGGACGCAGAAGCATTTGTGCGATGCCAGGGTATCTTTGAAAGTGAAAACTTTGATCAGAAACTTAAAGAAGGTGCTGAATTTATCAAGAAGTATGTAGATGAATACAAGGTCATGCCCGAACTTGATATTGTCAACAGTACGTGTGGTACACAGTTCAAAGACGCAAGCAGTGTAGGAACAGAACACACTGAATGGTTACTTGATACATTTGAACAGTTTAGCAGACACAAAGCACTTGAAAGAGCAATTCTAAAGGGTGCAGACCTGCTTGAAAAGGGAGAGTATGGTCCTATTGAAGGCATGATCAAAGAAGCAATTCAAATCGGTCTTGCAAAGGATATGGGTACAGATTATTTTGCCGATCCCAAAGGCAGACTTGAAGGATTAAAAGATAACAACGGACAGGTAAGCACAGGATGGCCAAGCATTGACAAGAAACTGTTTGGTGGATTCAACAGAGGTGAACTAAACATTTTCGCAGGTGGATCGGGTGCAGGTAAGAGTTTGTTCTTACAGAACATGGCTGTAAACTTTGCAACAGAAGGCATGAACGTGTTGTACATAAGTTTAGAACTTTCTGAAGCACTAACAGCAATGCGTATTGACAGTATGCTAACAGGTATTGCTACAAGAGAGATTTTTAAGAATCTTGATGATGTAGAAATGAAAGTTAGAATGATGGGCAAGAAGTCAGGCAAGATACAGATCAAGTACATGCCAAGTGGTAAGAACGCAAACGATTTACGCAGTTATGTTAAGGAATGGTCAATCAAAAACAAGTGTAAGCCAGATGTATTGCTGATTGACTATTTGGATTTGATGATGCCACTGAGCGTTAAAGTATCGCCAAGTGATCTTTTTGTTAAGGACAAATATGTATCGGAAGAATTGCGTAACCTAGCAATGGAACTACAGTGTGTGTTTGTTACAGCATCGCAGTTAAACAGGGCGGCTGTAGAAGAAATTGAGTTTGATCATTCACATATTTCAGGTGGTTTGAGTAAGATTCAAACAGCAGATAATGTTATCGGTATCTTTACAAGCAGAGCAATGAAAGAACGTGGACGCTATCAAATACAGTTTATGAAAACACGAAGCAGTTCGGGTGTAGGACAAAAAGTAGATCTTGAATTTGACGTAGACAGTTTACGTATTAGAGATCTAGCAGAAGATGAAGAATATCAACAGTTCAAGAAACAGAGTTCTACTATCTATGAAGGACTTAAGAAACAATCAACAGTAACAGAAACAAGTCACGACGCAGGCGAAGAAACAGCACTACGTGAGCCAGGTGAAGGTGATACCATAGGCAAGATAAGTGGTAAAGCACAAAGCACTAAACTACGTGACATGTTAAAAAGCCTAAGCACAGAAGAATAGACTCTGCTAAATAATACTAGCAGGGAACAATAATGAAATGGTTTATATTGGTGCTTATGATGGGCACCTTCAGCGACGGAAGCAAAGACACATTCCTTTATTTTGAACCAGAGTTTGACACAGTTGAACAATGTCAAGAATATGTGTATCGTCAAGCACCTGAAATCAAAAGACAGATGATGATAGAATATCAAGGTAAATCCATTGACACTGTATATTGTGTGCGTGAAGATAAACTTGAAAACTTGATAAAACTGCCAGGAAAATCAATTTAATTTTTCACCAATTTGAATAATCAGATTTAATATCCACGGTAAATACTCTGAAGGCATAAAAGGCAAAGAGGCATTTACTATGGAAGAACAAAAACAAATTGAGGCTCTTCTCGATCGATTTACTAGGCCCATACCCGAAGGCAAAATCTATCAAGACAGACTCGCAGAAGAGTTTGAACTGATTCTCAATCAGAGATTCACACAATACTTCCTACAGATATGCGACATACTTGACCTTACCAAGGACATACCTCATATGACTAGAGGCAGTGCTGGTTCAAGTCTAGTGTGCTATCTGTTGGGCATTACAGATGTAGATCCAATCAAATGGAACATACCCGTGGCACGATTTATGAATCCACTTCGTGACGACTTACCTGATGTTGATATAGACTTTCCACATCACAAACAGGAAGAAGTTATGAATAGGATATTCAAACGTTGGCCGGGCAAGTCAGCACGACTGTCAAACTATGTGTTATACAAAGACAAGAGTGCTAGGCGTGAAGCCGCCAAACGATTGGGTGTAAAAGGCAACTTACCTCGTAATTTTAAATATGAGGATCTAGGCATAGACGCAAAAGAGGCTCGTAGAATAGAGAACAAACTAAAGGGAAAAAAGAGATGTATATCAAAACACTGTGGAGGCATACTAATGTTTACAAGGCAATTACCAAAATCTTTAATATCACAAGACAATCAAATACTGCTGGACAAGAACGAAGTGGAGGATTTGGAACATCTGAAAGTGGATGTTTTAGCCAATCGAGGTTTGAGTCAACTAGTAGAAATAGATTCTCGCCCACTGACAGAATATCCGGAGTGGGACGAAAAAACATCGGACTTGCTGTGCCGTGGAGATGTGCTTGGGGTAACACAAGCAGAATCGCCCGCGATGAGGAGACTGTTTAGAGCAATCCAACCCAAGAGTGTATACGATTGTGTATTCGCAACAGCATTGGTAAGACCTGTGGCGGCCAGTGGACGCAAGACCGCAAGCATGTTTCATGACTGGAGTCGTGAACGCCAAACCGATACCATAGTGTATGAAGATGATGCTATTGAAAGGATAAGTAGTATCATAGGAGTTAACTATTATGAAGCGGATATGTACCGTAGGGCGTTTGCTAAAAGGAATGAAGACAAAATTGCTGAATTTATTCAGCGAATGGGACAACATCCTAAAAGACAATCCGCATTTGAGTCACTACAGTCACTATCCGGATTCGGGTTATGTCGGGCCCATGCTGTCAACCTTGGCAGACTCATCTGGGCACTCGCCTACCAAAAAGCACACAACCGAGAAGCATTCTGGCAAGCCTGCCTCAACCACGCCCAAGGCTCGTACAGGCGCTGGGTACACAAAAACGAAGCCAAACGAGTAGGCATACGTCCAAAAACAAATTCACGAAGCGATCTATTTGACGATCCTGTGTATCAATACAAAAAGTACAACTGGTGGAGTGATCCAAAGTTTCTGCCTGGCATGTATGTGAAAGGCACCTACATGGACCATGTGGAGTTTGCTGGATTGATTGCCAACGGTCGTGTGTACAAAGGCGACAAGGGCAAGTATGTTACGTTCCTCATGCTAGGATACGACAACGGTGGCTATGTGGATGTGGTTGCTAAACGTCCTGTAAGTTATGCTGACTGTGATGTTGTGTGGGGTACGGGCAAGGTAGTACATCGCAACAATTCAGATTATATAGAAGCGGATCAGATCAAGACCTACTCAATCGATCAGTGGCTCAATCGCTAAAGAAGTTTTTTACACTGCTTTCTATGGCGTTGTGGGTTTGACCTTTCCATAGATGCTGTGGTGGTAATTCTAATACGTTTTTTGGAACAGGCTGTGTAAGCCAACGATGCTGTTCGGTCCAAGGGTGTTTGCCACTTTGTTCACCTTCGAGTTGTCCAGGACTCCAACTGCTTAATCCCAAACACATTCTCCAATGTTTAGGGCCACGGCCTGCTATAATTTCTCTCAGTATGCTCACACTGCTGGTAACACACAGAGTATTGGTAACCCAGAATGTGTTTGATGCTAAACAGTCTGGTGTATGGATAAAATGCAATCCGTCTGTGTGAACAGGTCCACCTATGTATACGGGTTCATCACCGTCATAGTCTAGTTTGATGTCTCTAGCAATTTCACTCACACCCACCTGTTGGCTTGGTTTGTTTAACATCAAACCCCATGCACCGTCCTTGTGATGTTCACACACCAATACCACACTTTCAGCAAAGAAGGTGCTGTTGGCACTGGGTTGTGCTATGAGAATCTGTCCCTGTAGACTGCCCTTTAGTACTTCCACACTGCTTACCTTGGACACTGTTATGGTTTACGCTTGGTTGGTCGTGCTGTTGTAATCATCTTGCGTCTTGGACGTGTGAGACGATCTAGTTCTGTGTCTTTTGTACGTGCTGATTCAATTTTAGGAACCTTGTGTTGCCAAGTGCGATCCATTGATTTATCTGCCATTCTGATCTCCTAGTATACGTGTGTAACAAAATGCTACACACGTATTTAACCGATCTATTACCAATTGTTGGTAGATTTAGTAGACTGATGTCCTAAGATTTTATCTTTGTTAGGACCATGCTTTACTACATATCCAGAAGTACCATTGGCATTTACTTCAACCTCTTGACGAGCCCTCCATAATTCCATTTCTTTCTTTTTACGTAGTTGTTGCTCACTGTACTGCTTGAGCATGTATGAGTGTCTATCCATGTCACCCTCCTTATAGTTTAAGTTAGGTGCGTTCCTTCGACATAGTGTCTACTTCCAAGCATAATGCTCGAACGTATGTATATTTAGCATATCAGATATGCGAAAATCAAGTGTGATGATTGCCAAACCGGCGAAGCCGCGGCCAAAATTTTTTACGCGAAGCGTTAGCGGTAGATTACACTAGAGCGAAGCGACAAGCGGTAGCGTT